AATATATTCACTTGTGACCTATCTCCATTGTGTAAGAAACTGTTTCGTCTACAGGCCAATCATCTGTTGCCCATCTCTGTTTAGAGAAAAATTCTCCATGACCATAGCTAAATGGATAAGTCCAGTCTCTTGCATTGTCAGGCCAAGGTACAAACAAAGTCATATCCATTACGTCACCCGTAACCATATCATCGCTCCATTTAATGATACGACCAGTAAGAAAAACAGAATCAACAGGAGTTGAATCCAGTTTCGTGACAGCATACCAGTAGCCGAGTTCCAAACTGTCCAAGCCATACGGATAGAGCGTGGCATCTGATGCAATCCCAAAAGATGCTTCGCTTTCAATATAGGAAGTATCATGGACTTGAACATAGAGCGTATCCCTTATCTCATAGATTTCGGGAATATATACTACATCTGGCTCTAGTTGACATCCGAGAAGTATGAGTGGAAAAATCCATTTAAGCAGCTTTGGCAACTTTGGATTTTTTCTCTTTCTTCGGAGGAGGCATTACCTCACCGTTCTTAGGTGTGGCTTCAGCCTCAACATCTTCTAGTGCTCTTTTATATCCCATCAACTGATGTTGTTCAGCAGTTATCTCTGCCATCTGTCGAGGAATCTCTGCGAGTCTTGCATCTACCTGTTCTAGTGTTAGTACCATGTTATCTCCTATGAATTAAGCATTTTCCAATGCGGTTACTTTGGCTGATAATTCTTTAATTGCGTTTACAAGAACAGGAACTACTCTTGCATACTGTAATCCCATTCCCAACCCGTTATTTACCGTATCCACAATCAATTCAGTATCTTCGTCAGGCGTACCATCCTCTTTGGTCTGCGAATATCCGTACTGCTGTTCAATAGCCTGTACTTCCTGCCCAATAAATCCCAACTGAATTTCAGCTCTTTTCTTTGAGCCATCAGAAACAACACTTGCGAAATCTTCTTCGGTTATTGGGATTGGATTACCCTCTTCGTCTTTCTCACAATACCAAGACCGCCTATCCCATCTATAAGTAACAGGTCGCATTTGATTGACAAAATCCAATCCGTGAGTGAATGTTTCTATATCGGTCTTATCTCTCTCATCCGATGTATTGATTGTAGATTGAACACAATAGAAATCATCTGTATCATTATTACCCAGAACGAGCTGGTTACTCTGAGTAGATATGGCTACGGGAGATTGACTTGCCACCCCTGCGAACTTACCTATAGCAATATTGTTGCCTCCCGTTGTGATAGCACTTCCCGCTGAATACCCTATACAAGTATTGTTATCACCCGAAGTTAGCGCACCTAAAGCACCATCTGCTCCCATAGCTGTATTATTTATCGCCCCGTCCATAGCGGCATCCATACAAGCGTTACCAATCCCAATATTCTTGGTAGTATTTGCATCAACCCAAGTACCACCACCTGCATCTGTGCCTATGAATATATTTGAACCACTCGCCTGAGCAGTGCTACCTGCATCAGTGTCATCCATCGCACCGTAACCGATAGCGATATTTTCGCCTCCAGTCACTGTTGTTAGCATCGCATTTGTACCGATTGCGATATTTTTAGCACCACTTGTAATAGCTTTGGCGGCATTAACTCCAATTGCAATTAGACCACTTGCATCAGCAGTCTGAACCCCCGAACCTGCTGATTCACCAATAATAACTACTGAATCATTAAGTAAAGTCCCAGCACCTGCTCCCATACCAATTATCGTATTACTTGCTCCAGTAGTCAGTGCCGCTCCTGCCGCTTGACCCACTGCCACATTATTACTTCCCGTTGTTATATCTTCTAAGGCAGTATACCCGACAGCAACACAATTATCAGCATCATTCATCGCACCTGTCAGCGTGCTATGCCCGATTGCTGTATTGCCCTGAGAAAGAGTGCCTGTCCAACCTCCACCACCAGAATGTTTCCCAATAAACACATTATTAGTTGCCGCTAATGTAGAAACTCCATCCATCGCATAGTTTCCGATTGCAATGTTATTATCAGAGACATCGGTTGTGCTTAGTGCTGACATCGCTTGATAACCAATAGCCAAATTGTCATCGCCCACAGTCAACGCATCAGCCGCCTCAAATCCGATTGCGGTAGTTCTTGCACCTGTAGTAAGGGCTGCTCCAGCAGATGTACCAATAACCATTGCACCAGATGCCGCTGCTGTTAAAGTCCCAGCGGCCGCTCCACTACCTATTACCACGCAATCGTTAACGGGATTGGTAGTAAAGTTTCCACTCATAGCGTTGTATCCAATCGCTACGTTATCGTCTGATTCGGTGGTACCTCGATATAATGCGTTATAACCTACGGCTACATTATTGACACCAGTAGTTAAAGCACCACCAGCCGCTTCTCCAAAAACAGCATTGTAATTTCCATTAGTAGTCAGAGCATCGCCCGAATCTTTACCAAAAGCAGTGTTTGATGTACCCCCCGGCCCAGCACAGTAAGTCGAACCACCTGAACCTACTGCTAAGATAATGTTATCTCCAGAAGTAACTGTTAGGTCTGTACCATCACCTGAAATATATTCTCCACCAACATCATTAATATATAATTTATTTGTACTAGTAATACGAACACTGTCAGTTGCAAGTGCCAACGCACTATTTGCTCCAACACCATCTTGTATAACTCTTGAATCGGTTGATGTAGCAACCAATCCTGCTGTATTATCTTCTACGTGTAATATCGAATCAAATGTATCCGCTATTGTTGCTCCCGATAAAGTCGCCATAATTTAATCTCCTAAAGTTTCCTTGTTAAAACTCGCAACTTACCGCCCGAAACTATTTGACATGGTTGCGATAAAATCTTTAAACAATCTTTTGCCATTCACGATGTTCATTCTGCCAGGTGTCTTTCACAATATTCCAAAGGTCTCTTGCGAGTCGAGCCGCCTGATGAACAGCTTGTATGATGCCTAATTTTGTACCTAATTGAGGCATGAATTAAGCAGGCCCTAAATATAGAAATGCAGAACCAGAATCAAATGCTACTGTATCCCATCTACCATATATGGTCATACCCTGTGGCATTGTAGTCTGATTGATGGCATCACTGTTAGTACCAGGGCCACCCTGTGCATCTGTAGGCCAAGCCGAATTGGCTGTTGTTGCATCACTAGAATCAAATAAAGTATCTTCTGTGAATTGTATTGCTATTACTTTACTCCCACTTGGGGGTGTATATGTAGAAGTATCTGCTAAAAATGCTACTCCAGACTGTCCTATTGTAATATTATTTGTCTCTACAACTGTATATCTATGTATGTGTGCACCACTTATATCAGCCATAATTTAATCTCCTTGTTTTATGTATGCCTTACTGCCCGAGAATATTGACGTGGGCATATCATTCGCTCGAATAATTTCTCTTTCTTCCTGCCGGTTGCGGCCATGAGAATCCAAATGGTGCGATTTCTCTTACGCCTCCAACCTTATCTCTTCCTGCCTCTTCCTTGACTTTCTTAGTCCAAAGTCCTCTGTATTTGTTAGAGGCTATTAGAGATGCTTCATCTTGTCTATCTTCAAATAGTTTCCAATTAACATAGTTTACCAATGCGATATGAATAGTATCATCAACTGCTGGAACATCTGAAATATTATCAACTGTTTCCGGCTGTGCTGTATATTCTATTAATAGTCCATCAGTCTGACTTTCATCAATAGATTCCCATCTATTTTTAGATGATGTACTCTTTGTAGTAATCAATCCCATCCTATCGCCGACAACATACCATGCTAAAAAATCTTCTGGAAATAAATATGCCATTATCCTTCGTCCACATTTACTAGATCGCTATGGTCTAGCAATCTAGGAATTTTTCTATAAACACTATCTGAATTCTTATAGTAGACATTATATATCTTATCTACTCTCAAATCGGAGTTTCTATCTCCGATATTATAAAATCTTTTGTCTGCAACTGTATCAAGTTTTGCATACTTTCTCGACACCTTGTACGTTCTCAATTCAAGCAAGGCATCATTTATCAATGCTTTAACATAGGTTTCTCCAGCATCTGGATGAACTCTTCTAACTCTTGATAAAATTTCTTTTACTGTCATTGTCCCCTCAAAATTTGTATGCCTTTAGCATATTGACCTGATAGCCAATCATATTGAAGTTTTCTTGACATAGCCATCTCAGGATCCTCATCTACATTATAATTAGCTGATATTCTTTCCACAGCTTTCATAGCGGCATACAATACTACCAAATACTCAGCTTCGTCTGGGAATACAGCAATAGCACTATCGCCATAAGCTACGGCTGGA